GCGATAATTAAAGATTATTATACAAGTAGACTATATAAAGATACACTTACATTAGATTCATTGTCGTTTGTTGTTATTAATGATACTATAGCAAAAAATAAAATAGAATCGAGAAAATTTAGCTCTCATATAGTATATCCAGTTATTAAGGAAACTATAATAGTAACTGAATTACCTAAAAATCAGTTTTTCTTAGGTGCAACCCTTGGATTTGATAAAACAAACATAGTAAATTTTGCAGGTCCTTCATTCATATTTAAAAGTAAAAAAGACTATTTATACTCTTTTGGTATAGGTTATAGCAACGCTAAAACCGTTAGTATACAAGGAGGAATGCTTTTTAAAATTAAATTAAAAAAATAAGTTTTGGAACATCAAATAAAAGATATAATGAGGCAGGAGTACATAAAGTGTCTCCAAGATCCTGCCCATTTTATGAAAAAATATTGTTACATTAGTCATCCTCAAAGAGGAAGAATTATGTTTCACTTATATCCATTTCAAGAAAAGGTATTAGGTTTATTCCAAAAAAATCCATACTCTATAATACTTAAATCTCGTCAGTTAGGTATATCTACATTAGCTGGTGGGTATGCTTTATGGTTAATGTTATTCCATAAAGACAAGAATATTTTATGTATCGCAACTAAACAGGATACAGCTAAGAATATGGTTACTAAGGTAAAATTTATGTACGATAATTTACCTTCATGGTTAAAAGAAAAAGGTAAACCCTTAGAAGACAATAAACTAACTCTCAAACTAAATAACGGCTCTCAAATTAAAGCAACGTCTGCCTCGAGCGATGCAGGTAGATCAGAAGCTGTGTCCTTACTATTAGTAGATGAGGCCGCTTTTATTGAGAATATCGGAGAGATTTGGGCATCAGCTCAGCAAACATTAGCAACGGGAGGAGGAGCAATTGTTCTTAGTACTCCATATGGAACTGGAAACTGGTTTCACCAAACATGGGTTAAAGCAGAATCATCTGAAAATGATTTCTTACCTATCAGACTTCCATGGTATGTTCATCCTGAAAGAGACCAGGCATGGAGAGATAAACAAAATGACTTATTAGGAGATCCAAGATTAGCAGCACAAGAGTGTGATTGCGACTTTTCAAATTCAGGAGATACTGTATTACATCCTGAATATATAAAATACTACGAAGAAACTTATATTAAGGAACCGTTGGAGAGGCGAGGAGTTGATCGTAACTTATGGGTATGGGAATCTCCAGATTATACTCGTCAGTATTTAGTAGTAGCGGATGTAGCTCGAGGTGATGGAAAAGATTTCTCAGCATTTCACGTTATTGATGTAGAAACCAATACACAAGTAGCTGAATATAAAGGGCAAATTGGAACTAGAGAATTCGGGTATTTATTAGTAGGAGTAGCTACTGAATATAATAATGCTTTATTAGTAGTAGAAAATGCAAATATAGGATGGAGTACATTACAAACCATTCAAGAAAGAAACTATGCTAATCTATATTATTCTCCAAAGAATGGGGAAATTACAGCTGATTCATATTTTGATCAATTTATGGATTCGAGTAAAACAGTAGCTGGATTTACAATGTCTTTAAGAACAAGACCTATGGTAATAGGTAAATTTCAAGAATATGTTGGTGACAGATCTGTAATTATTCAATCTAAAAGATTATTAGAAGAAATGAAAGTATTTGTTTGGAAAAATGGTAGAGCTGAAGCTCAACAAGGATATAATGATGATTTAATTACATCATTTTCTATTGCTATGTTTTTAAGAGATACAGCATTTAAATTTAAACAACAAGGTCTAGATTTAACTAGAACTGCATTAAATAATTTTTCAACCGGGAAAAGTCAATACCAAGGAGCATATTTCGCAAGAGGAACAGATAATCCATATTCTATGAATATAAAGGGCCAAAGCGAAGATTTAACATGGTTAACAAGATAAAATAAACAAAAATGGCAGATAAAAGTGTATTTACAAGATTAAAGAGGTTATTTTCTTCGGATGTAATCATTAGGAACCAAGGAGGAAATAACGTTCGTGTAATAGATGTTAATCACATCCAAACTACTGGAGAAATTGAAACTAATTCACTCCAAGATAGATTTAATCGAATATATAGCAGCACAAACCCATCATCTTTATATGGAGCTCAATTCAATCTTAATTATCAATATTTAAGAACACAAATGTATTCTGAATATGATGTTATGGATACTGATGCTATTATAGCCTCTGCTCTAGATATTATTGCAGATGAAAGTACATTAAAAAATGAACAAGGAGAAGTATTACAAATTGTAAGTAGTGATGAAGACGTTCAGAAAATATTATATAACTTATTTTATGATGTATTAAATATAGAATTTAATATGTGGTCATGGGTAAGACAAATGTGTAAATATGGTGACTTTTTCCTAAAACTAGAAATAGCTGATAAATTTGGAGTATATAATATTATTCCATACACTGCATATCATATTGAAAGACAAGAAGGATATGATAAAGCAAGTCCTGCATCTATAAGGTATGCATTTTCACCTGATGGTTTTGCTGGAGGCAGTTATGGTTATTATAACTTACCAAATCAACCTACTAATTCAAATCGAATTTATTTTGATAATTATGAAATGGCCCACTTTAGGTTGTTATCAGATGTAAATTATTTACCTTACGGAAGAGCATATATTGAACCAGCGCGTAAATTATATAAACAATACTCTTTAATGGAAGATAGCATGCTTATCCATAGAATAGTTAGAGCGCCGGAAAAACGGGTATTTTACATTAATATTGGAGGCATTCCACCTAATGAAGTAGAAACATTTATGCAGAAAACAATTTCTGCCATGAAACGTACTCCATATATTGATCCTGAAACTGGAGAGTATAATTTGAAGTACAACATGCAGAATATGATGGAAGATTTCTACATTCCAGTTCGTGGAAATGATGCAACTACTAAAATTGATACTTCAAAAGGTTTAGAGTATGATGGTATTAAGGATGTTGAGTATTTAAGAGATAAAATGTTTGCTGCCTTAAAAGTTCCAAAAGCTTTTATGGGTTATGAAAAAGATTTAACTGGAAAAGCCACACTAGCAGCTGAAGATATTAGATTTGCTCGTACAATTGATAGAATACAGAGAATAATATTATCCGAACTTGAAAAAATTGCTTTAATCCATTTATATACACAGGGATATGATGGTGAACAATTAACTAATTTTAAATTATCTCTTACTACTCCTTCAATTATATACGATCAAGAACGTTTATCTCTTTTAAAAGAAAAAGTAGATTTAGCTGTAACTATTTTTGAAAATGATGTTTTACCATCTGATTGGGTTTACACTAACGTATTCCATTTAAGTGAAAGTGAATTTGGTGAAATGAGAGATTTAAATGTGGAAGACGCAAAACGTAGATTCAGACTAAAACAAATATCAGAGGAAGGAAATGATCCATTAGAAACAGGTAAATCATATGGTACACCTCACGATTTAGCAACATTATATGGTACTGGAAGATATGATAATACATCTGATGTTCCTGCTGGGTACAATGAGAAAGCTACTTTAGGACGCCCTGAGGAAAAGGCCTCAGATATAAATACTCAGGGTAATGCTTTTGGTAGAGATAGATTAGGGGTTGCTGCTATGAAAAAAGATGATCAACCATCATTCGGTAAAACCAATTATAAAGGTGGTTCACCTCTAGCGCTAGAAGGATCTAAAAAATCATATTTTCAAAATAAAAAATTATTAGAGAATATGAAAGTAGAACGTAAAGTAATGATTTTCGAATCAGATAAAAATAAAGAGTCATTACTAGACGCTTCCCAGTTACGAGACTAACACTTATATATATTTATAAAAAATACATTGATGAAACATAATAGGACAAAAAATACAGGTATACTATTTGAATTATTAACAAGACAAATCACTTCAGATATTTTATCAGGTAAAGATTCGCCTGCATCAAAAATAATTAAATCTCATTTTGTTAATACTGAATTAGGAAAAGAATACAAGTTATATGAGTCTATTTTTAAAAATAACTTTGTTAGCGAAGCTAAAGCTAATATGGTTATAAACACGGTATTAGAATCTTCTAAAAAATTAAATCGTACATCTTTAAGAAAACAAAAATACAATTTAATCAAGGAAATAAAAGACCATTATAACCTAGACGAATTTTTTAAAACTAAAGTTTCAAACTACAAAGAATTAGCATCTATATATGTTTTATTTGAAGTACATAGTGATCCAACATATTCAAATCCACAGATTACTATAAATAATAAAACTACACTTTTAGAATATTTAACAAAACCTAAAAGAGAAAAAGAACACACCCAAACAATTATTGAGGAATTTCAAACATATGATAAAGATTTACGTATTTTAACTTATAAGATTTTACTTGATAAATTTAATACTAAACACGCTCATTTAAATGAAAACCAAAAAACAGTATTAAAAGAATTTATTAATTCAATAGACTCAGCCCCAAAACTAATGAGATTTTACAATGATAAGATAAACGAAATCAAATCAGAAATAAAAACTCAAATCACCAAAACAGAAGATGTTGTTGTTAAAATTAAACTAGAGGAAGTAGGTAAACTATTGACTGAGATTGACAAAAATCAAAAAGTTAAAACAAACAATTTGGTTGATTTACTTCAATATTTTGAGCTTTTAGAAGAATTAAAACATACTAATGGATAATTTAAAAGTCAAAATCAAAAAGATATGTCAAGAATATCTTAAAAAATTAAAAGAAGAATCTACAACAGGTGGTGGAACAGCTAGTAGTGCTGGAATGACTACAGGTACTGGAGAACAATATGCTACACCATTTGCCTTTAATTCAAATAAAAAAGCTAAAGGTACAGCTAGTAATTATTACTATAAATTAGGATATAAATTAGCACCAAATCAAGTAACTGAAACCAATAAATCTACATATGGAACTGGAAATTTAGGACCTGGTCCAAAAGCAACAGAACATGGAGTAGAAGATAATTATTATGTAAAGGCGTTCGGTTACAAAGTAGTTAATCGTAAAAAACAAGCTGATGCTTCTAAAGCTGTAGATTATAAAGATTTATGGGGAAAAACATACAAATAATAATATGTATAGATATAAATTAAAAGAAGAAACACCACAAACTCCTAAACAATATCAACAAACCCGGTTAAATGGATTTGATGAAGTTATAGATTTAATAGGACAAATACAACCTCTTTTAAAAGAAGCTAGGCAAAAAACAATAGAATACTATAATAATAATCCTGAGTCCTATGATGTAGTATATGGTACGGATTTAATAAAAGATTACTTATTAGATATAACAAAAATATTAAAAAAATAAAAACAACATGGTAAATATCCCAGTAAATTTAGGAGGAACATTTTTAACAGCCAGTCAATCAATTACTGGAGCATTTTCAGGAATGATATGTTTAGGAATAGGATCAGGAACCGGAATAACAGGCTCAATTATTTCAGGTATTAAATATGGTTCTTCTTTTACTAACAATACAATTACAGAAGCAACAGGTGTATCGTTTACAATGGCTCCTGGAACTACATTCCCAATGGTCATAACTTCTTGTAGTTTAGCAGCAAATAGTGCTCCCGTATTTTTATATTCATAATTTTAAATAAACAATGAAAACTTTACAAACACAATATAATCTTATTAAAGAAGGAAAAGGAAGTAAACATATATTTTTAAAGGAAGCAAAATCGCTTTATCCGGATATGATAACTAATTTTTCTGATTTTGAACAAACCGAAAAAATCCTTAAAAATAGAGGGGTAATTAACGAGAATTTTGTTGGATTACGACCCATTAACGATTGGGAACCATCTCCAAAACAAGACTATGAAATAGCATTTAAAAATTTCTTATCTGAAATGGAAGAAGAAAAAGTTAAAGCTGATACTAAAAAAGTATCCAAATATGTAGAAGATACTGATGCTCATAGTTTTGATAACAAAAATCGTAAAAATATCGATAACTTAAGTGGTCAAGAAGTACTTAATGGATTTTATACCGAATTAAAAGCGCCTAAAAACGCAGATAAAACGAAGGATCAATTAATGGACATCGTCACTAAAAACCTATCTAAAGACCCGTTATACTACATTAAAAACGGCCAATTTGGAACAGAAGGAGTGGGATATACTGAAGATGCTCCAGGTTTAGGTAAGCCTAAAGAAGCAAAAGGTAAATATAAGTCTAGCGGATATGGTGATTTAGATAATAAGCAAACAGCTCCAAAATCAAACGTTAAAGATTCAGGAAAAAGTGAATACAAAACGGGTATGCCTAAGAAAGTAAAAGAAATGGATATGAAAGCTCAATCTTCTAAAGGTGTACAAAAAATGACCACTCCAGGTAAACCAAAAACAATTAAAATGGAATTAAAAGAAGGTATTTATGATAGAGATATATTATCAAGACCTTTATCAAATCCTGACATAACACCTTTAGAACGATCACCTGAAGAGTTGAATAAAGAGACAGATGGTAGATCTGAAAACATTTTACGAATGAGATATAATAAGCAAATTAATGATCCTGCAATATCCGATGAAGAATTAAGATACATATTAAGTGGTAAAGGTGTAAAAGGTTTTGGAGGAACTAAGAATGCTGTTGATAAAATTATAAATAGTAGAAAGTTAGAAGAAAATCAAGAATCTAACGAAGATATATTAAAC